TCGTCGTGGAGTCTTTTTTTTATTTCAATAATGCTTCAATTTTTGCTCTGGTCTTAGGTCCATAAATTCCATCAGCAGAAAGCCCGTGCATCAACTGGAATCGTTTGACCGCGTTCGCCGTTTTCGGACCATAAATGCCGTCTATGCCGTTATTTTTCGCTCCTTTATCCGGGTAGAAATAAAGAATCGCTAGAGCTTTCTGAATCTGCGTGACAGACGCGCCTCTCATCATTGGGCTTTTTACTTTGAAAATACCGGAAGGCAGCGCATATGATGTTTTTTTGCTGCTTGAGTTTGTTGTTTTCTTTTTAACTATACTTGCTTTGCTTGAGCTTGTTTTCCCACCTAGCGCTTTTAATTCTTTTTCAATGGCAGCCTTAACTTGATTCCATCTTCCCTCTGACAAAATACGGTGCGGGCAATACTTACCATTCCAGTCTTGATGTTTGCGGACTCGATCAATACCCCATCCGCGTTCTTTAAGTAGCTGCGCCACAAACTTAATTGCGAGTTTTTCCGCTGCCTTGTATCGTGCCCCTCCCGACTTGCTATAACAAATTTCGACACCAATCGACTTACGATTCCCTGTACCGTTTGTTCCATCTCCTGTGTGCCAAGCGTTACGATTTGTTGGAATTCCTTGAATGACTTGTTTATCGTCTACTGCAAAGTGAAAACTCGTTGAGCTAGAGTTATTCTTCATGTAAGAAATCTCATTGGCTGCTGAAGCATCATTCGCAGTGTTATGAATAGTGATATATTCAGCTTTCATTGGATTAGGACATTTCAATCCATACTTTGATTTAGAGACTAAATTGTTAACAACTTTAACGGCCATATATCCTCTCTCCTTCTGTCTGTGTAATAAAAAAAGCCACTGGCTTAGCCAGCAGCTTTGTCTGCGTTATTCTTACTCTGTTCTTTTTCGTTCTCAATTGTTTGTAATCGATCTGTTATCGTTGAAGGGATTTTAACACCGATCTGTGCTAAGTTTTCAGTTATTGACAAACCTTCATTAGCGATATAAAAAAGAACGGTACCAAAGGTTAAGACACCGTTCAAATTGAGTACTGTATCAATCACGTTTGCCAAAATGACCGCAAAGAAATTGAGTAGCTTGCGGACATAGCCAAACCATGCGCTCCGGCTTCGCAGTTTCTTGAATTTCCATGCCTTAATTACTCCTGTTAAAACGTCTATTATGCTAAGAACTAGAAGTAAATCAAGGTACTTCACCCCTCCAAATAAATATACTCTTGCTAAATCTAATGCTTCAAAATTGATAAACAAACTTGTCTCCTCCATTTCTAATCACCTCCTCCTCCGAGGCAAATAAAAAAGGACAGCCGGATCTTATGAGACGGCCGTCCCTCTAACTGAAAAGTTTCCATTTGTTAAAGCTGTAAGCTCCATAACAATTTCTTTAAAACCAGTAATGTTAAAAGACCAAGCTTCTGATTTCCCTTTTGTGCTAGTGGCAAACGTTCCATCATCCACTTTTTGCCCTCTAAGGGCTCTTTTTGTTCCCGATAAGGATTTACCCCAGAACTTCAATTCACTTGTCTCAGCCGTCCCATAAACCTCAATGAGTAACGTTTTGAATGATCCAACGGTGAATGGGTTACCCTCACCTATAGTTTCTGTTTTATCGTGAAAGACAATATCCATTGTTTTTGCTTGAGTGTCTAATGAGCTAAGGTTCAAGCCTTCAGTTTGAACTTTTAAACGACCATCATTAGTTAAGCCCTTTTTATCCAACTGGACATAAAACGGAGCAACTGCTGTAATAGGAACAGTGTGGTTAATGTTTATATCCTCTTCACCTGCGCCCAATGACTGGTACAGTAAAAATTCAGATTGCTGTAGGTTACCATTTGCGTATCTGAAACGGAAATAGCGTTTAGTTAAATGAATCCACTCAGTCTCGCCAAGAGTATTTGATTTAACAACCAATGAAGAGACTGTGGTCCATGAATTCATATCGTTACTTTCTTCAATGAATAAGGTACCTTCACGATCAGAATAAGCGTGACCTTTTACTTTTGAAATTAAAACCTGATCTAATCGATCTTGTCCATATTGCGTGTATACTTCAGTGGCTTTTAAAACTACGTTCGTCAGCAGCTCTGAATTACCGGAGATTGCAGCTACCGGCACAACAAAATCTCTGTTTCCTTCTCTGTATGGCTTGGCTGCCCCCGGCTTACCGGTTGCATCTGTTGGAAATTGAAAACTATATGATGCCATTAAAAATCCTCCTTGCTATTGTAGATCATTAGTGGTGAGCATGGGTTTACAACGGAACCACCCCCTTTAAGGCAAAATAAAAAAGCCTAAATGGCTTCTCCTGTGATCTCTTTATACTGTTCAGCTGTAATGAGCTTTTTCTCTATCCCTTTTTGTAAATCCTCAGTCGAGCAATCTTTATAATGGATTGCCTTTTTCACCATTTCAGAAGAAGCCCAGTTATAATGCAAAGCCAGCACCCAATAATTCATGAATCTCTCCCTCCTTGTAGTGTAAGTAACTGCAACTTTATTTTTGAGAGCTCGCTTCCCAAAGTTTGGTTTAATTCTTCAAGCTGTTTACGGGCTAGCTTCTCCTGAGATAACTCTTGCGCGAGTAGCTCAATCTGATTGGGAGGTTCATAAGATGGCTTTTTCTGTGACTCCTCCCACCAGGCCTCTAATTCTTCTTGAGTCGGTAACGGCGCCCTGATATTCCACTTCTCAATGTATGAACCGTTCCCGTCATTCCGTAATTCAAAATCTTTTCTCGGTACTGCGTTAGGGTACTTGTACATAATCGCATCATACAAAATCATAAAAGCACCTCCTAAAATCTCGGGTAATTTCTGCCGCCGATTTCTGTGATATCAAAGTAGTTATACCATCCCGAGTTATCAGAAATATACCGTGAAGTACTACCGTCATAACCCACATAAAGATACATCTCTATATAGTCCCCCTTATCAGCTGGAACAGTGGCAGCTCCATATACTCCTACATTGAAATCTGTGGTATCAGACGGACTAGCAGGACTATTTCTATAATGTGCTATGTTCTTATAAATCGTTCCGTTTAAGTAGATCTCTAATTCATAGTTGGCATATCTTTGAACGTTTTCAATATATACACCGGCATTGACTAGAAACATTCCACTGTTTGGACAGATAAACCGGCAATTATTAGTGTCAAAGGCATTATGACTATCTTTTATCTTTCGATTAAAACGAATTTTTTGCTTTTCACCTTTGATAAGAAGTTGCTTACCTGTTGTTCCAATATTGGCATGAGCGAACCCTGATATCTTTTGCCAAGAGGTCCAGCCTGAACCACTCCACCAGTGTCTAATCCAAATTCCTGTACTGTCGTAGTAAGTCCCAGACTCATTTCCTGTTCCGTAAAAGTATTGAGTGAAACGGTAATTATTATATTTTTCATTTTTGACAATGCCATAACCTAAAGGGTAGCCAGTAGTATTCCCTTGACCAATGTCCATTAAGGTCAGTCCTAACGGATATTCTTCCCCTCCTGTTCTTGCATCTTGAATAGCATTGTCTCCAGTAATTAACGTCAGATTGTTATTTTTGTAGTTGGTATCCACGTAATGTTTTGCATCCGATAAAGCCTTATCCGCTTTTTCCTGAGCTCCGGCAGTTGTTTCTTTTGCATTCCAACTCTCCCGCTCTACTGGTGTTATGTGCCGTTGTGAATCATTAAAATGCTCTTCAAATTCTTTTTTCGAAGCTTGCTGTACATTATCTACGTTCCCTAGCCCGATTTGCGCCTTTGTTGTATTGTGAGGGTTGTTCATGTCATTTTTATGTACAGCTAAATCTTTATGCGCATCTTGAATGCCTTTCTCCCAACGGTTCACATCATCTTCATTAATCGGATCGTCCGGGAGCCAATCTGTTTTTGCATCATAAGCCATTGCTACACCACCTCGAAAGTAATTCTAAAATCTAGCGTTCTGTTATTACTGACGTCTAAATCTGTTGTTCTTTCCGTAATTACGTTGTTTTGTTCATCAAGGATCTGCACACTCTTAATATGCTTGATATCTTCCTCTCGTTGAGTAAGCACCGTGACAACGGCACCCTGAATGGTGAGTTCCACAATTTTTGTTTCATTTCCATTCAGCAGCACTTTCGATATTCTATTTTTCAAATCTGCAGCTGTTCGCTCTCTATAAAGCTGTGTAATCATACAAGGACCACCTCGTTATTATTGAGCGTGACGGAATAACCTACCCTTAGCTCACTTGCTTTTCGATACCTTCTGTTATTCAAAATGACAGTATCTTTTATCTTGAGTGGCTCATTCAAAGCAGCTCGCAAGGTATATGCTAAATGAGCTGGCTTCATATTCTCCAATGTTTCTATGAGCTCGCTCATATGCTGCATATCATCTATATCAATATCAACATTGAAACGATACTCTCTAGGAAGTAGCCGAACCTGAGCTGACGGATTTTTCAGGAACCGGTTCAATGCCTGTTCAATGGCCTTATATGTTGCGGGCGGTATATTGGACATTTTAGAGATCAGCCGCAGTCGGCGGATTTCGTACGTATCACCTGATTCCCGCGGTACGTTCAAAATCTTTTCCCATCGTTCAAGCCCCCAGGTTGCCGTAGTAACAAACAGCTGATCTGTCAGATCAAAGATGCTGTTATTTTGCTTCTCAAATTCCGGAGCTTCCGCTTTAAGAAGTTCAGCCATTTCCTTTAACTTGGTAAGGAACGGCGGCAGGTAAGCAGTCATTTCATCGAGTTTGCTCAATGATGTTCACCTGCCCCAATTTAGGGATTTCGACGTCACTCAGAACCAAATTTTCGGCCACGCCGTTGATTTTAATATTTGCGTAATCACTTACTGAAGGTGAATTGTAGACGATATTATTAATCTGCGATAAACGGATGACGTTATCTTCAAAGGCAATCTTTTTAAAAAGATTTAAAACGCCTGATTCTATTTCTTGCTTTACCTGATCGATAGAGCTAGTGACTTTGGGAAGCACCTCGGCTGAAATCTCAACCTCTTTCCATACCGCACTCTCCACTGTGACAAAGGCACCTATTGGCGCTTGTCCCTCACCTTGTCCGGGTTCAGGATCAATATAGTTTTTCACCTTTGATATTAAAATATCGGAAGCAGGTTCCAAGTTAGCATTGGTCACGACAATTTTGACTGTGCCGTCCCCGTTCCAAAGCGGAAAGATCTTTGCCTTCCCTACTCCGTCTACTTCTTCAGCCCATTGTTTATAGTGAGCTTTATTGGCACTGACAGCTTCCCGACGCACTCGGGTAAAATATCTAGCTCTTAAACTGTCATCATCCTCCTCTTCTCGTCCAGGGATTAAAATCTCTTTCACAATTGCTTTTTGAAGTCCTGGAATGGTATCCAATGACAATAGATTCTGGCCGGAAATATTTGCGTTCCCCGCTTCCCCCGCTGTTTCACATTCCAATGTTCCGTCAGCTGTGTATTGAAAATAAAGATTATCTACATAAAAGCGAGACCCTACAGGAATGGCCACGCCGTCAGTAAACTCCGCTGCCCTGACTGCTTTCGTGGCAGCCGTTCGCTCGATGCCGACTTCAGTAGCCCGACGATCTAAAAATTCCCCTTGTGCTGTGTCCGAGAAGACAAGTTCCAGCACCGTATCGAGCCAAATATAAGACTTGGCCAATTCTGCGGCTGCAGGAGCTAAGGCATTATAAATCACGCTGCCTTCCCTTGTATCAATGTCCGCTGAAATGCTGTTCAACATACGATCCATAATCACTTCAAAGGTTTGATCTTCAAACATCTTCGCCAAGCACCTCCTCGATCTCCAATGTTCCTTCGTCAGTTTCGACTGTAAAGGAGACACGGAACGATTCGCCTTGTTTATCTATTTCAAAATCTGTAACAGCAGCAATCCGATCGTCATAGATCAGTGCTTCCTCTATCAGCCGCGGAATCTCCATCTTCTTATATGCGTCTGTTGTTTCGTTATCTGCCAGCACGTCTTGAAGCTCATTTCCAATGTCATGACTGTAAACAGAATATGCATATCGCTCAGTATGGAGAGACAGATATACAAACTGCTTAATCGCTTCAAGGCCTGTGATAATTTCATTTGTGATACAGCCATTTTCAAAATCTATTTTGTAGGTTTGCGAGGTCTCTATGACCTCGCTGTCATCCTCTATATCCTCAAACTCGATTTCCGGAGACAAAGCCATTCCAAACACCTCCTATATTTTGTCGAGAATAAAAAATGATTGCCCGCCTTTTAAGGAGACAATCATCACACGCTCACCTGTATTCAATGCTTCTTCTTCACCGGCCCGCAGCCGCTTTGGAACAATAATCAAATCGGCAGGTATTATTAATTTGTCACTTTCATTAAGCTTTATTTCAATAGGTGAAACGGAAACCACTTCAGCCGGCATAATATCCACTGGTGACTCAGAATCAACTGCACCGACAGCCAAATGTTTGATTGCTTCACTTAATCTCATGAGGAAACACCATCAGGGATAGAATTTTTCTCAACCACATCAATGGTCATCGTGTGTGTCGATCCTTTAAATTCGTGTTTATCTGTATCAATCCAGTATGTTTTCTTAACCCCGACTTCCGGAATTGAAATATAGACGGGCAAACCGCTCTGAAGATCTGGAATCCCAATTGCTTGAATACTTTTGAGTTCTTTTTTGACGCCTTTCTTCTGTGCCTGTTTAACTTTCGCACGCTGCTGAAGCTGTGCTTGGTTAATGTTATCTGATATTGTTTCAACATACTGAAGCACGCCGTATTTGCTGATACCCGTGTTGTCACTTATGGTAGCCGTATAAGTTTTATTGTCTTTCTGACGCCGCAGCTTTACTCTTGTGGCTGTGTCATTAATGGAAGTGCTGTATTGATAACCAGTAATGTTCACACCCGATTCTAGCACCCATACTTCTGACGGATCAGGCCAAGCGCGAAGGCCGAGCTTCCCCTTCGCCGAATATAATTGATAATTCCTTCCGGTTTGGCTCTTCGTTTGTTTCAAGGCTTTCAGAATCATGTCATAAAGGCTCGTATCATCTTTAAACACTAATGATTTAATGGTGTAACCTGTATTTGCAATGGATGTCGTTGGAATTTGAAAATCTCTTGCCAGGCGCTTAATAATCTCGTCTGCACGCTTATTGGAGAACACATAAACATCTTTGTTCTTAACCAGATATTGCAGCATGTCATAAGCCGTAAAGGTCAGCCCATGTTCTTCCGGATTGCGAGAAAACACAATACCTCGAAACAGCTCTTTCCCTTTCCACTTAAACAGAACCGTATCCCCTTCTGATACGCTGTAATATGAATGGGTTCCTTGTTTCGTTATGATCTTTGCTGTGATTGATCGCGGCGCCTGATAGCGTTGTCCCTCAAGAGAAACACTTTCTGTTACCAGCTCAAGCCATTCCGTTTCTTTAATGACGAAAAGTTCTATCATGTCATCACCTGCTTACTGCGGTATCTTTAATTTTTGCCCAGGAAAGATCCAGTGTCCTGGCTGTCTGATATTCCGTTTGCTTCGTTTGATCATAGCCTTTTTATTGACGTTCCAGATCTTGCGCCATTTTGTGCTGTCTCCATAAAATTTGGCGGCAAGGTCCCACAGTGTATCGCCTTTCTTAACGGTGTATGTTTTAGGAGCTGATTTAGATGGCCGTTTCTTCTTCGTCTTTTTCTTCTGCTTGATCTTCCGCGGCGAAGCAGTTTTGTATTCCTTCAGCTTTATTTCATAATCACGATCACCTATATCTTTTTGGCCCTCGCTATAAGAAAAAAACTCGATACTGCAAGTAAAATTAATTTTCGTTCCAGTAATCAAGAATTGAACCGGTTTTTTAGATTTCACCCATTTCTCGATCTTTGCAATAGCATTTTCAGGAGAAGGAAATCCCTTATACTCAGCAAGTGGACTGTGTTTCTTTGGAAAAAAAGAAGAGAACGAAATCTCTTTCGCTCCCGGTTTATCTATAAAAGTGATTTCCCCAAAACTGGCCACTTTTACTGATTCATTTTGAATTGTGTTGGATATATCAATTTGTTCAGGAAGAACAGGAAGCCGCAGCTTGTCATTCCCTTGTGAAAACCAGAATTCATATACGGATTTAGTCAAAAGCAACGACTCCCTTCGTTCCAATGTTGATATCCTGTTCAAGCTCATCGACAAGGGCCTGCTTAATCTTAGCTACAAGACTGTTCATGTCTTGGTCATTGTGAAAATGCTGATCGCCATTAAACTGAATAATAACCTCTTTACCTCCCGATGCTGTAACAGTTGTTTGCTGACTGCCTGTTGTGGCTGCTGTTACCTGACCGGAAGATAGTTCAGTTTGACGTTTTTGAGATGGGTCTGTGACTTCCATTCCGAGTGCCTTAGCTGCTTGGGCTAATAGATAACGTCCACGGATGCCTCTCTCCTCTGGAATGATCCATTCCCGCTTGTTTCCTTCACCGACACGGGCAATTTGTTCTTTTGTAATCAGTCCGCCGTTAGCGTAGCCAACATATGGACCTCCGTGTCTCATACTTCTAATGCCTGGTACATTATTAATTGATCCATATCTGCTTTTGATATAGCCAATCGCAGCAGCAGCGTTGTGAATCGGGTTAAGAATGTTATTCATGCCCGGCAATTTGTGTGCGTTGAAGGTACTTGGGATTGTCTGCATGAGCCCCTGAGATGGATGTCCTGCTTTCGCATTACTATCCCATAAGTTGATTGCCTTCGGATTACCCCCTGACTCATGCTGAGCAATTGTCATTAGCCCTGGAAGCCAGCTCATTGGTGTCTTTGTGGCCATGATAGCGGCCATAAGCCATTGCTTCACATTTCCGCTTACTGCCCCCATTCCGGAATAAGCAGCAGCTAGTGCACCTGCTTGTTTTTCAGCAAACTTTTTCACATCAACTGAATCCAGACCTTTTACAATACCAATAGAGGCAAAACGACCGAGACTCATCATGACACGGGAAGGTGAATGAATATCAAGCTCTTCACGAAATGCCTTCTCAACTTTTTTCGCCAGTTCCTTGGCAGCTTCATGGACTTCACTTGCCTTAGAAGTCATACCAGAAACAAAATTACCGACCATACCGCTTCCCCAGCCGTTTGATGATTCTTTAGAGCGGATAAACGGCTTGTTAATATGAGTGCTGACGTATTGATCAGTACCAGTTTGTGAGCTATTTTGTCCGGAAGCAAAACCTTTGATCGTTCCACTTCCCCATGAAGAGGATTTATTTACGGTGTTCTGGAATGGTGTTTTAACCTTCGTCTGCAAGAAGCCATCTGTACCGGTAGAGGTACTGTTCTGACCTTTAGCATAGCCATTAACCACTTGCTTTCCATAATTCGGAGAATAAGAGATTAAATTGTTCATTGGCTGGCCAACGTTTTTCTGTTTCCAAGCGTCCATAGAAACAACATTATCTCCAATTCCTTGATCAAAACCTTTCGTGAACTGTTGACCAAATGATGTTGCTTGTTCATCAAGACTGGATGTGTCAATAATAGGAGATACAGAAGCAGTCACCGCCGCACTACGGACTAGCGGGGAAGTTGCTGGTTCACCTCCTGCAGATGAAGCAGATGCTATATCATCAACAACACTCATCCCTAATTTCGAAGCAGCTTGAGAAAGGAGCATTTTGCCGCGACCTTTATTATTCTCAACAGGAATAACAAACTCTTTACCTGCTTCACCAATCCAAGATATTGTTGGCTTCGTAATGTAACCACCAGTAGCATGTTTCTTTGGCTTTTCTTTTCCCGTACCAAATAAATAATTTACGCCACTCTTCACATATCCCCACGCTTTACCAGCAGTTTTTTTCGCACTTGAAGCTACTTTCCCACCGACTTCTTTTACTCCGCCCAAAATACTGCTTCCCAATTCCTTTACACTTTGCCACTTTTCAGACCACCACTTCTTACTAAAAAGGGTTTCTGAGATGGAACTCTTAACACTTTTCCATATTGATTTAGCATTGTCCCATTTATTTTTGGACCAGCTTTTTACACTTTCCCATTTTCCTGACCACCACTTCTCGCTAAATAAAGTGGATTTCAGTTTTCCTTTAACAGATTGCCAAACAGAAGACGCGCTGTCCCATTTACTTTGAGCCCAACCTTTTACGCCTTCCCACTTTCCTGACCACCACTTCTCACTAAATAAAGTGGATTTTATTTTTCCCTTTACGGACTCCCAAACAGATGATGCACTATTCCATTTGTCTTGTGCCCAGCTTTTAACACCAGACCACTTCTCAGACCACCATTCACTATTAAATAAAGTAGACTTCACCTTTTCTTTTACATGAGACCATGTATCACTTAACCCATTGAGAGAAGTCTTCGCATTACTCTTAATGCCGGACCATTTTTCAGACCACCATTTTTGATCAAATAATGTACTGTTTAGTTTCTTTTTTACTTCTGAACCATCAAACGACTTACCTAAACTTGAGCCACCCATGGTGCCTGCTATACCACCAACTATTCCACCAATGGCTGTTCCCACTCCAGGAATAACGCTGCCAATAGCTGCTCCTGTAGCCGCTCCAGCAAGACCACCGCCAGCTGATCCAATTTTTTCACCAACATTGTCTTTATTCATTCCAATTAAATCTGTTGCCGCTAACGCTGTTCCTAATAGAGGGACTCCCTTTGCAAACTTGCTAACACTTTTCAGAGGACTTAAGAACTTCCCGAACTTCGATGTACCGCCTGCAGCTCTATCAGCTGAGTATAGCTCCGACCTCGTAGTGATTATTGCTGATCTTGAACCTCTGGTTGGATTAGTACTTACAGTTCTACCGGAACGCCTTCTCTCCAACCGTTCAGATGACACAGCAATTGAACTGTCAGAAGGGTTCATTCGGTTTGGATTACCGCGTCGACCTAAAACTCTTTTCCCTCGTCTTCTACGAATGCGATCATTTTTACCTCCATCGCTACAACAGCAACATGTTAAGCTGCCGCTTCGAGGTAAACTCTTTGGACCTGTGGCGGTTTTAGATTCTCTGCCCCTTGTGCTGGCATTACGATTACTGTTTCTGTTCCTCCTTTCACTTTGTGTATTAGGGCCAGCTTTAGGAGTACGTTTTGGAATCAACTTTCGGATTACGCCTGCTGCATCACTCCCGACAGTACCTATGCCTTTTAACAGCGGACGTAGTATTTTTAAATAACCAATCAACCCAATTAAAGAAGGGATCACAACTTTAATCGCTGTTTTCAAATCATCCCAATGGTTGACGCTCCACTCAATGGCGACGTTTAACTTATCACCTATCACCTCACCAAGATCGGCAATATCTTTTTTGATCTCTTTAAGTTTTTCCTGGCCTTCTTTACTGTTAATGAACGAGCTGATTTTATCAAAGGCTGGCCCTAATCCAGTTAGCAGAGAAGTTCCCATATCCTTAGATATGCTTTCAAAATCTCTCATAGCATCATTAACCGGTGTCATCGGGTTATTATCCCGAAGTTTCTTAAAGCTTCGTTCCAATTCACCGCTTGTTTTGGCACGTGTACCAATACCTTCAGCCATATCCAAGATCGGCTGTTTAAGGTCTTCGTACTGTGTTCCAATAAGCTCAGTCGCAATAGCAGCCCGCTTTGTCTTGTCTTTTACTTTAGAAAGGGCTTTTGCCACCCTAAATAAACTTTCATCACCGCTTATTGAACCATCTTTGAAGCCCTTGAACATTTTCTTAGTTTCCTTGGCTCCGAACAGCGTTTTAAATGCGTCCACTTGGCTATCAGACATTTCGGTTCGGCGGATGTTAAACTCACGCATACTATCGGCTAGGTTATCGAAGTTTCTAGCGCCACCCTTTGTTCCTTTTATAAGGGCGTTTGCAATTTGGCCGCCTGTGAGCTTCAAGTCTTTAAAGGTGGAACTGTATTCATTCATCGTGTCCAATAAATCGTCAGCTTGGTCACCGGCATTCCGATATACATAAGCAATTAAGTTTCCGCTTTGTTTCCCAGACAATTTCAAGTTGTTATACATTGAACTGAAAGCACGATCTACCTCTGCCTGATCAGCATTCATAAGCTGGGCGATCTTACTTGACGACTCAGTCAATTCAGCAAGAGCTTTTTTAGATGCCCCTGTCTGTTGCGATAAATTTCTAAGAGATAAACTGACTTCTTCCCGAGAACTGCCCGCTTTATTGTTGAAATAGATCTGATCCGTCATTCTTGCAACATCTTTCTTATTAACGTTTGAAGTTGCTGACACATAAGCATCCTGAGACATTGTACTTTTACCAGAACCCATAATTGAACCTGTAGAAAAACCACCTGCAACTGCCAGAGTAATGGTAGCATTCCTCAAGCTGTCTATTTTCGCCTCAATAGCATCCAGAGCCGCTGAAGCTCTATCCTTAATAGAAACAGTTGGCTCTGCATGTTCGCTATCTACATCGGACACATGACGACGGATCTCATCTAATTGGTTTGAAGCATGGTCACGAACTGAAACAGTTGGCTCTGCGCGCGAGCGATTCAAATCAGAGAGACCTCCACGGATTAAGCGAAAACGTGGTGTAGCTTGATCATTTATGGAAACCGTCACCTCATGGCTGCCCTCAGTAAGATCCTCAGCTTGCTGACGTATAGAATGTAAGCCATTCGAAACTCGATCATCTAAATCCACTTCAAGCGATCGAGCCTGTCCGATTAAACGGTTGGCCGATCGGTCAATCCGCCGCATAACTCTCTCAGTCCGGTCTTCAGCCTCAAAAATAAGAGGGCCATTAGCGGCCCTCTTAAGTCTTTCAGCATTGCCTTGTATCATTCGAAGCTTGCGGGAAATCTTATCATGTAATTCAAACGTGGCTGTTAGTTTAGCCATAGTTGATTACCTCCCTTCTTCACTTCTTTTTCTAACAGCTCAAGCTTATAACCGATTAACCCATATAAGAGCGCCTTGAATTCTTTCGGAGCCTCATATAGTTCTCTTAATTCTGACGGGGCGTATTTGAGCTCATGCATCGCGTAATAAAGATATACAGCCTCTTTGTCCCCGTCCTTTACTAGTTTTTTGCCACTTCTTCAAGGTCTTCGAGATCATCATCAAATCCATTGATTTCAATTGCTTTGTTTAGCCAGTTCGCATACTCTCCGCCGACTGAAAGAACACGTTTGGCGACTTCCACTGGATCTTCTGTTTTGTAAGCCTCACGTAGTTCCTTAGCTTTAAAGTTCGGATAAACAGTCGTTTCAACCGCAATACGAGCATAAAAGCGTTGGCTGTCTAACTCCTTTACGCGACCGCGGCCTTTTACATTTTTGTAAGTCGTATTCTCTTTCTCAAGTTCGTCAATGCGTTCAGTCGTAATTGCTTTGAAAATGAATGGAACAACGTTGCCTTCTTTGTCTACAAACCGTTTAGAAATCGGCACTTTTACTTCTTCAGCTTCGATTGTTTGTCCTGGCATAAAGAATGAAAGATCGTATGTTTTTTCGTTTTGTTTTTCGCTCATATTATATCTCCTTTTCATTTCGTAAATAAAAAAAGCACATTCAACAATTTTTGAATGTGCTTTCCATATAATTCATGTATAATAGATTCTTGAAGCTACTACCTCCCAAGGTTTGTTTGCGCTCTTCAAAAATTAAAGGGAGGTGATAAAATGACGACATATGAAGTACTGATGGTTATGATAAACTTTGCGGGATTAATCGGCAACATAATGGTCTGGGTTTTAACCCTAGTTACTTTCATAATGACTCATAGAAAAAAAGACACAGAAGTGTCTAAGTAAAAAAGGTTTTGTAGCTTCTAAATCTTAAAGCTAGAGTGTTGCAGCACTCTGGCTTTTTAATATTGTATACAAAAATCTAAATTGTAAACCATGGCCGCGGCCCTTTTTACGTTAGTAATATTATAGTTTACTGTTGTAAATATATATTCAGTATACATTGGCTAGGGTTACGTTGTAAACCAAAAACTGATAAAAAAAGTAACTAACAAAACAAGCCGCTTTATTTAATGAGCGCCTTATTTTTTAAAATGTTGATTTTAATTGTTCAGGAACATCAAAGTCTTCGAAAGTAAACGGTATTTCTTCCTCTAATGCTTCTGAATCAACATCAAGCCCAGCGATTTTCGCAGAATCAAAGTTCACATCATACAAGGTGACTCGTTCAGTGCCACGACCTGAAGAGGCGTCATCCAGAACAGCTTGTAAGTTGAAGTAAGGATCACTTCCCTTTTTCACATAGTCCATCATAATAAGAACAAATTGAGAAGTCACTTTATAAAAAGTAGCTGTCCCTGTCCCGTTTGCACCGGTTGTTTTATGCCCTGTCATCCGACGCCCCATGATATTTACCTCGGATTTATTTTTCTCCACGTTGGCTTCAAACGTTTTGATATGGGCCATTTCTTCTCCATCAAGAAACAGCCTGCCCTCTTTACCTGAAATGGTGTTTTGCGCTTTTAATGCCATTCTTATTTCACCTCAACATTAAAGTAGAATTTTTCAGCTGTATCCACCGGTTGAACTGCAAGATCAATCAGGAAGCCGTCACGATCGTTATTCAGAGCAATTGTAATGTCATTCTCTGAATCAAAATCAGTAATGCCCCCGTTATCTTGAAGAACACTCAAGTATTGAGTAATCAGCGTTTTTACAAACTGCAGTCCGTCATTTGTAGCGGGAACGTCACTGCCGCTTGCTTTGCGAGACTTGATCAATGCTTTTAATTGAGATGTAAGGTCATTATTGATTGCATCAAGTACATGACAATTTTGTTTTTCTGGAACATCTTATTTTTCTCTGCTGTTAGGCTTGTGAGTGAATTAATGTCCTTTTCAACCGATACTGATTTATCACGAGAATCATAAGTAAACAAAAATTCCCCATTTGACAATCGTTCAACGATTTCGTCGTTGTCAATTCGGTTAAGGACATCTACAGCTCCCTCGTATTCTACAAATGTAAGTGATTGATTAAATGTAGCCCCCGCACTTGCGCCTGCAACCCAAGCAGTAGCTTTTTCAGGAGTGATCTCCGTTCCATCTTCAAGTAGGACGCCACCAGTTACATTGATAATACCCTCATGGTCTCCCTTGTAATTTGAAAGAACACCTTGAACCTTTTGTCCTTGGTTGTCTCTCAGCCGTTTGATGAACGCAACAAACGTTGCTTTTAATTGCTCGTTATCCTCTACAGGTAAAGCGATTGTGTCAAAGTATTCCGTTTCAGCCGCTTCCAAGAAAGCTGTATAATCGGCATTTGTCGGTGTTTTGTCTGTTCCGCCTGACAAGCGGATTCCGGAAGTTGCAGGGAGAGCACCGCTAACATCTTCAGGGGCCGTACCGGTTAATGGAATAGTAACTGTTAAATCTCCTTTCCCCGTAAACGTGACATAGTTATTTGGTTTAAGCTCTTCAGCTTTAGACACTGTTTGTTTATCCACTTCAGATTGATCAAGGTAGGTAGTGACATCAACTTTCGAAGAGTCAATAACGTTCTCCGTAATACTAATAATGATGTCATTACCTTTAGTGCCGCCATAAAGAGCAGTAGCCTTTACACTTTCGCCAATGTCTGCCGAAGCACGGAGACCTTCCGTCAGGCGATAAAGCAAGACTGTATTTGCCTTTTTCATTGCCTCACGTAAAAGCAAAAGAGACGGATCATCGATATTTAATCCGACTTTTTTATTCAAGTCCTCGATGGAAGAGATAGAAATGAATTTCTTAACCTCGCCCCAGCTGGAAGCTATCGGCAGCGCAACTGTCCCGCGTTCTCCGGCAGAAACACGGTTCTCCGCGGTCGTTTTGAAGTTAAAGTAAATACCGGCACGCTCTTTTTCCTTGCCAGGTGTGAAAGTTCCGCCGTTCATCTATTTGACCTCCTTTTGAAGAAACTGAGAAATCAACTTCTTCGCTTCCGATTTTGTAATACTCATTTTATGAACATGAAAAAGAGCACCGTCAAACACCTCGGGTCTTACCCCAAAGAGCTCTCGACTGTGCTCTCGTAAATCCTTAATATAAAAAGCATTTTCTGCTTTCTCTTTTTTAGTGGCCATCATTTCACCCCACTTTTAAATTTAAAACCATCCATTGAACGCTGTTCTTCCCGCTCATACCAATAGCGGCTCGTCCAGTTTAAGACAATGGTTGCGTAATCATCTGATACCCGCGTTTCTATTCGAGATAGGCGAATAAAATCCCCCGTATCCTCGCCAGATTCTTGTATAAGCGGAATTATGCCCCTTCTTCTTCTAAGTGTATCCGCAATTCGTTCCACTTCGTTATGAGCCTTCTGTGCGTTTTCGTGAAAGAGTTTTACGTTTAAAACATATGCTTTCTGAAACGTGGATACTGTGTCCACCCCATCGACCGTGGAAGCCGGTGGAAAGTAAAGAGACGGAACAGCAAAGTCCTGCGGTATTTCTTCTTCATACACTTGAACAGGATACAGTTTGTATAGATATCCCATAATTGAACCTATTTCTTGATTCATGGCAACACCGCCTTAAAATTCTTCATCAATCCATTGCTGCAGCTTCCGCTCTAGGCTTCTCTCAAACATCAACTGAAATATAGCCATGGCGTTATCCCAAAAGCCAGAACCGTCGATCCATTGGAACTTCAGTAGCATACCGGAATTTCTTTCGGCAGGGTCATATTCGAAACGGTCGCCTTTCCAACGCCCCGGGACCCACCGTCTATCCTGATTTTTAGACGGATCGATAGTAAAGTGCCCGTCATTGACGTATGAGGCGTATTCCAGATTTGTTCCAACATCCAACTTTAAGCTGCCTTTTGTCATTGAAAAGATATTATCCTGGTCACCTCTCTGAAAGGAATTAAGCAAGCGGCGTGTGTCTACCGTCTTTGTCCTGATAATTTCATCTTGGATAATGTCTAGGAACTCAAAACCCATAGCTTCAAGCCACTCCTCGTATTTCCCTTTCAATCCTCCACGAGAAGCACGGTTTAATGATTGAATGAACTGATCAAGACCTTTAATCTTCACAGATATTCAACCTCCCGTACTGCCGTAACTTCCCAATGATGATTCTTGACTTTGCGGGGCTTCTGTAATTTATAAGCAGTCCCACCCCAAACTGCCCTGTCATTTACTCGAATATCAGCAGTAGCAGGGAAATGCACAAGGAAAGATTGATTAATAGCTACATTCGGTTCCTGTTGGATAATGGACTGACTCTTTTCTGTAAAATAACACGGCTGATTTTCTATGTCCGGCTCATCAGGATACGAAAAAACCGGTTGAACATCTTCAACCGGCACCCCGAATTTTTGCTTTCTATTTTCTATTTTCTCCTGCAAATGATAAATGTCGCATCTGTGAGTTAATAAGGATCGATAACTCATACAGATCTCATCCGTACTTTCGCTTCAATCCCTTCTAAATCAGGGTCAGCCGGTTTTACATAATCTTTTATTAATGCATACACATCAGGTTTTTGAAGAGAACTGCCATCCCCTAGAGTATAAGAATAATCACCAATTTTTTCAGTTGTATATCCTTTAATAATTGACTCGTCGCCATTTATAAGAGCATAAAACTGAGACAACTTTAATAAGGCCAGTCGAACCGTTTCAGGCAAAGGAATATACTCTGCATCAGAAAAATCATGTCCAACTTTAAGAATGATATCGGCAGTTGCCTCAAGGATATCCTGTTTTAACAACTCGTCAGGCCTGGTCTTTACAGACTCAAAAACTGAATAACTCTTTAATTCATCGGGAGTGATTAACAACATAAGGTCACTCCCCTTTGTTATCTATTTCGCTAAGGATGTAGGCAATTCTTTCATCTGCGTTTTTGAAGTCAGACGGATTGCCACCAAGATTAGAAATAATGGATTCATGCTCTGCTTTATTCATACCTTTCAATTCCGATTCAGTATAATTTATCGGATCATCTTTTTGATTCTTAAGATCTTTACCCAGCACAAAATATGGATTTTCATTTAAATACTCATAGAGCTTTTTCGATACTGTTTGACTGACACCTGCTCGAAAGGTTATTCCCATAACATTGTACGTTTTGCCTTTAACAAGCTTTGCAGTATACACGCCAGACCACCTACTCCTTCACTTTCACGATCTTGGCTACGGCGTCCTCTTCTTCAAAAACACTATCCAATTTCGCTGTCAAAACAATGATAAACATACGGCGACGAATGTCCTTATCTACTTCAATTCGAATGTTACGAGAGAATCCGAGAATAATATTCTTCGGATGAGTTAGGATGATATCAGAAACATCGGCTGCAGTATCTCCCTCTCCAATCGTATAAGGCTGTAAATTTGCAATACCTTTGATCGGAACACCAAAAGCAGATGAAAGGCCACCTTGAACTGCTGCATCCCCTAAATTTGTTTGACGATCAGCTACACGATCTTTCCATTCAACCTCAATACCAGGCGATGTATAGAAGCGGAACTCCTGTGGAATTCGCAAATATTTAGGAGGTACAGCTTTGTATCCCCGCTTGAACGTTTGCCGTGTCAGTTCCTCACCTGCAGCATCAACAATATGAGATGTAGCTTGTTTTCTGATGCCATCTAATTGTGCAAGATATGAGTCGGATGAAGATGTATCTCCATTTACAAGCAACTCTTCAATATCAACCGCAGCACGTTCTGCTATCATTTGCATGATTGTATTCTGAAGGCCATCTTTTTCGATGTTGTTTTCAAGTGTGTCATAGGTAATGTTAACTTCAGCAATTACTTCTTTTGTGCTTAGGTTAACTGTGCTAGTTGATGGAACTGACTTTTGATCTTTAGTTAGCGCAACTCCCTCTTGGGCTGCCCTTAAAATTCGCTGACCAAAACCGATCTTCTCAATTTTCTGTGTGTCATGATCCATTTGAATAACTCGCGCATCTCTTAAGATAGTTGGTGTATCTTGAACCATTCGAATAAAAGTTGAAGCTTGAGTAGGATTCATAATCCCGCCGCTCTCTAAAGTAGAAAGCGTCATTTCTGCTTTATTAATAACCTCTTGATTTCTCATTCGTATCCTCCTTATACATTAAAACAACCCTGACCAGATTGATTTTTGAACTTGTTCAGCCCCCGATTCTTCAGTTTGCTTAGATGTTCCGCGGCTTTTTTCAATGGCTTCAATACGATCGGCGAGCGGTTGAACAGCTTCTGAAATTGCCTTTTTCAACTTCTCGCCCTCTTTTTCAACCTCTTCCTCTGTTTTTTCTTTATCTTTCTTTTTAAGCTCTTCCTCTTTTTCCAATGTCTCGAGACGTTTCTTAATTGACTCTAATGCTTCTTGAATGGATTTCGTTACTTCCTCCGAAGTCATTTCTTCTTCCTCCTCTTTTGTTTCTACCTGACTCAGTAAATTACCAAGGGCTGCATGAGCATTCTTAATTTCTTGCAGGTTTGAAGCAGAAAACTTTCTGCCCGCCTTTTCAACTGGCTCTTCATATGATTGCTGTTGTTTTCCAACAAAAAAGTTTTTGAGCAAATTAAAAAGCCCTTTCTCATCTGTTTTCTCTTGAGAAATGGGCTTTTCTTCTTGTTTTTCAATTGTCTCAGCGGTACCAGCCATTGAATAACCTGTAATTTCACCTTTTTTTATTTGTTCCCAAACTTCATCAGAAGCTTTGGTAACGAGGACCCATGAACCTTTTTTGATGGTTTCCCCATTCATGTCAAAGTCAGCAGGTGCAACATAGGATTCTACCACTGCCCCGACACCGCCCTGAAAGTCATGCTGCTTATCAATTTCACGGGCATCTTTCAAGAATCCATGAGCGGCCTTTTCGATTTCTGCAGCTGTCATGAAATCCCCGTGGGCGTCCACTGTATCTGGTTCATATACGATTCCATAAACAAGTTTTTGCTCGTCCGCTTCTTTCGCAAGAACCTTTACTTCCTTGTAAAAGTCTGGCTGTTTTTCTGATTTCATAAAAAAGAACTGCTTTTGATTAGCAGCCTTGTCCACGTAAGAAACATGCGTGATTTTTGCATTTACCAATTCTCTTGGCATGTTGTTCACCTCCTTTCAAAATAAAAAACCTCAATTTGCTTGAGGTTTAAATATCTTCTAGATCCTTGATTACTTTATTGCATAACGCTTCATAACTATAGGCGTCTTCTTTTTTTACAGAATTAGGATGGGCCTCCGCTACATTTCTAATATTGAACAAGGATGTAATAGTTTTAAATGTATTCTCACTAATTACTCCAACATGTTTTAACATTTTGACTCGTTTATAAAGCGTGCTAAGTTTAATATCGTAGTTTCTACAAATTTCTATAATCCTACTCTCTACCATTGACCATGAAAGTATTACCTTATATGGTGCAGCGTAATCCTCAAGGTACTTATTGTCCTTGAAATCAGCGGGTTCATAAACTCCCTCAGCATTTTTCGAATCAGAAGGCTCCTCATCAGGCTCGCTCGTATCATTCAGTTTTTTAGGCACCTCAACCTCCACATTCAACGCTTTTGCTTTATCAATCTCTTCTTTAATAAAAGTTGCTGTCCCATCCTTATAATTAAAACTATCTAACTGGCGGAGTTTATCCAATATTCCCTTGCGAAGAAGCAGAACAATGATGACAACTGCTAAAGGCCAGGATGTAAATATGGTGATTATAAACTTTGAATTCAATAAAGAAGATATAAAATGTGATATCTCTTGCCAATTAATTTGCCAATTAATATTAGCTACAAACATAAAGTACCCCCATTACAATGATGAGGTAATTATACAATTTTATTCCATATTTGATAAGACTTCTCTTCGAATCTCTTCTTTTTCTTCAGCTGACAACCCTAAAATCCTGTTATCTACTACAGGCGATAGAACACAATGACAATGAACCCGTTCGCCTGCTGAGAGTTTAGGATCCCTCGGAAACATGCAGGTCTCACCGCTACCTGGTATCTGAAATTCTTCGTCAATTCCAATAATCGTTCCGTCAAGATCGATATGATTCTCACGCGGGTTATTTTTCTTTCCTCCGCTGTGCCGCCATTTCTTTTTCTTTACTGCCGGCGACTGTGAATATGATTCATGCTGCGCGGCAGAGGAAGCGGCAAGCACTTCAGTTATGGCTGTAGTACGGGCCCGCTCTCTATCAAATTGAGGCATTTCTTTGAGAGTCAATTCAATGTCCTGTATAGATGATCCGTTCTCGATAGCATCTGTCAGTACGTTTTCCACCGCTTCATGAGTATTCAGCTTCATGATCCCAGCCAGCTTCTTTGACCAATCCTTAATCCAATTAATCGTACGATTTGATAAGACTTTAAAAGGCACTTCTGGATCTATAGAGTCCATGATCATTTCGGCCAATTCTTCAATGGTCTGCTGCAAGAATCCCTCGGTCAGTTCATGAAATTCTTCCTCGAAATCATCCTCCGCAAAAAGGTTCTGAGAAATAAACACTAAAAGGGCTTCTAACGTCTCTTTTGAGTCTTTGCTTACAAAACCTTTAAGACCATCTAAAAACTTCTTACGCTGGCGCCTGAGTAATCTAGCGATGCCTTTTTCATATTCCTCCACATACTTGGGTATATTAGATTTGCCAGGAAAGTCAGGTACCATCTCCCCCAATTGTTTATACTGATTTTCCTTGGCTTTTTGAATAAATACGTTCAGACTGTCCAATAGCTTATCCGTTTTGTTCATCTCTTCAAATCCTCCAGAACATCCCGCATATCTTTTAATAACCCGATCATATCAGGAGTACCGTTCTTAGATTTAAACAGCGCAGTCAAAGGATCGGAAGCGGACGACTCGTTAGTCTTACCAAGCGGCCTGTTGTATTCTTCTTCAGGCCATTCCTCAAGCGTCTTACCAAGAACTCTCCCAGCTAAATCACGTAGATCATTCGGAGAAACTGCACCAGCTGTTATAAACGGTGTAAGAACCTTAGCAATTTCTAAAGGATCTCTAAAGTCAGGTCCCTTTAGCTGAAGACGAACCTTATGAATCTCAAGATCATTTAGAAATAAAGCGTTCAGTTTACCTGTGATTAACTTTCGTTCAGGCTGAAAGACTTGTTCCTCAGTAATCTTTCTTGCTGTGTCAGCCGTTGCTCTGTTGTAATCTTGAGCTTCACCTGTATAAAGTGGAGGCAAACGAAAAGCCGATCTAATTTTATCTCGGCTCTTTTGGTCATATTCAAGAAACAAAGCATCTTCTTGAAGGATTTCAGCAAGTGACTTAATATCAATTTTCACTGGAGCAATCTCTTCATCACCATGAATGTTTTTCCCCTTCGCTATCCCTTCTGCTTCAAGTAATAGGAACTTATGAGCATTTTCCACACCCTCAAGCCCATTCATATAATCCTGCAATTGTGTATATGAGTCCTCAGACAACATTCCATTTTCTATTGTAATGGCAGCGGGAATATGTCTTCCTTGTTTGAAATACATGAAATTCAGCTCTTCAGCTTTTCGAGCACCATACAAATTAACAATATGGCCAATCCATCGAGGCTTTCCATAAGTACCGCTTCCTATTTTGAAATGAACCACTTCATTTGCTCGTTTTTCAAATGGTGTTTGTTCATCATATTGACCTGTCTCTAAATTTAAAATTCGTGGATCACCATATTCCTTAAAGTAAACGATACGACCATCAATCATCTGAACATATTTTCGGAATCGTTTCTCTCTTTTGATTGATTTCATCTGTCCTTGTTCGAAGTATGTAAAATCAACTTCTATTGGTTCAGACAGTTTGCAAACTCGTACATTTTGAACGTCCATGTATTCAATGCCGGCTGGCTTATTTTCACCGTTTCGGATAACCTCAATAAATCCATTACCGGTCTTTTCTCGGTCTTCAATAACGAAGCCGATTAAAGTCTCAGCTGACTCATCAAAGTGAAGGTATTTAATGAACTCTTCAAGCTTTGTCCATTCACTTTCAGCTTCTGTTTTTTCTTTGTTTGTCACATCTGGCGAATTCACATCAAACGAGTACTCAAAATCAAATCCAAAGCCCACAATGTTTGTCCTATAAGCGTCTATGCATTGCTGTAGAATGGTTGAATACTCAGCAATCATCTTTAATTCTTTAAGATTATACGGAGGCTGCAAAATGTTGTTGTCATAGCTGTCAGCAAATTCATCCTCATAAATTTGTTTAGTTGATTCAGTAGGTGGAGAGGCTTTGATCACTCGTGCTTTAACAGATTGTTTTGACATACTTTACCTCCTTCCTGGTCTTGATCTTTGCGGCCTTCCTTTTGATTCTTCTTTCAAATCGGTTACCTCATAATCATCGAGAGCGTACCAGATAGCTGACAATGTATGCGGGTCTATAGTGAACTCGTCTTCTATGATGTTCCCCAGCTTATCAATAGCATAAGTGAGCGGCTTGAGCTCATAAATCGTGTTCTCGCAACTGTCAGAGCAAATGATCTTCTTGAACCGTTTGATCTTCTTTGTGTATTGGAGGCGTGATCCTTGGTACTTACGTGCCCCCACCATATTGAAACCGTGTTGCTGAAAATAACGAATTGTCTTTGGCTCTGCTGAATCCGCCTTTATTAATTCCTTAGTTTCTGCAAATTCCTTGAGTTCTTCGGCTGTCTTATCATCAGTCAGTCCATTTTTGTAATACTCCCAGTAGATATAGAGATATTTCTTTTCATGATCCACAGCAACTCTAACAACGGCGTTATACGATTCCACAAAGCCAAAATCCATACCAACCCGTTTAAGAGGGCGGTTAATATTAGCGATTGCCTTCAAAACCTCTTCATGTGGTCGCTCTTCAAACTGCGGTAGTACCCGAATTCCATTCACGCCAAAATGACCTTTCCGCGCAATTCGGTAAAGGTCTGGATCGTATGTCTTCAATTCTTCAAGTTGTTGCACATAGCTTTCTGGCAGAAAAAGATTATCGTCTGCTGTTGAGTGATGATAATAGGTGTCGTCGCTAACGATTATCCGCTTTTCATAAAGCTCCTTATCATCCAGTACAAATCGCTTCTCTCGATCGTTTTTAAAAAAGTGCTTAAAAGTCCAATTATCTTCTCCAACTGGATTTGTTGAAAGTATCATGTGAAGCGGCAATGTCGGGTGACGAAGACGTCCTAACAGCTCCTTGAATCCCTCATACTTCACTTCTGAACATTCCTCAATCCAAATGAGTGAAATATTATTGATTGATTTCAGTTTGGCTGGCTTATCCATCCCTTTAAAGATGATGCGACTGCCATTTGAAAATCGAATCTGCATAGGGGATGCAACACACCTAACAATATGATCTAATTTCAGATCACTTACAAGTTCATCAAAAAGAGAAAATGTTGAGTCCCTATGTGTGTCGTACACTTCTCTGATAACAAGTGCAGTTCGTTTTTCTTTAAGCAATTTCAGAACAATCTTCAAAGCAACATGATAGCTTTTAGATGATCCATAACCACCAACGAGAAACTGAAACTTTTGACTCCAGTCAAAAAGAAATTCTTTAAAATGAGGATTTACTTGTTTAATCACTGTCATCACCTTTGTTCACAATGGTGATTTCAAAAGGTTTATCTTCTTCTGTAAGCTCTTCAACCTCTAATTTTTTCTTGTTGATATTTAAGCGCATATGTTCCAATTTAAGGCGTCGTTCGTCTTCTGAATTAGCTAATTCGTCAAACTGCTTTATAAGGTTCCTGAGCTCTGCCATTGCACGAGATTGAGCGTTCAAGAACGTTGCATGACGATCCCAAGAAAATTGAAATTCAAATTCTTCCTCTTCGACTTCGTTTGTCTCAGATAAAACCGTTTTTTTCTTTTTCAGTTCCTTAATCATTTCTTCCTTATCAGAAACAAACATGATTTTTTGTGCCCTTATAATTGCAGCATATTGGATCTGTATCTGATCCCATATCATATCGACAGGTGAGCGCTCCTGAATCTCTTCCATGATAGAGAGTGTGTCCTTAGGTAAGAATTTAGAGAAGAAACCATGAGTCACAGCGTTTTGATTTCTCTGTGGTGCGCCTCCCTTATTACCTAACGCATTCTTGTTACCGAGTGGTGCACCTACTTTTTTTGTGTGCACACTTTTCTTAGAGGGTGCACCCTTTTTTCTTTGCCAACCATGCCGTTGTTTCCATGATTTAATGGTGTTCACTGACACCCCGTATTTCTCGGCAAGGGCCTTGTATTTCATGCCTTTGACGTAATCCTTATACGCCTTTATGTGCTTTTCAACCATCTACATTCACTGCCGCCTCCTTAAAGATTGAGTTGTTTTGGTAATCTCTTAATTTTATTCATAATGTTAAAATCAATTTTTTAAACTGGACAAAAAAACGCCCCCTAATATAGGAGAGCGTTCAGTTTAACTTTTATTCAATACTTAACAAGTCTTCAACTAAATCTAGTATCTCAAAATCAGTAAGAGAATTATACAAAAGAACTGTTCCATCAACGTTTATCCTAATTGTAACTGCTTGCTGAGGCATGTCATAATTTATAATTACTGCTGACAACTGTCCGCGTCTAAGCATCTCTGAATAGTATTGGGTATCATGAACCCTAGTCCCACCCATACTTACTGAACTAACAGTTTCTATTCTTACTTTAAATCGTGCATTTCTAACGTCAGATGCTGCATCTATTATCTTGAGTATGTCAAATTTGTGCTGTTCATACTCGACATTGAAATTCTCTTCCAGAATTTCTTTTGCCTTTAATGAACTGTCTTTTCTACAAAGAGTAACAAGATTCCCAACTCCTCTTTGTCTTTTGTTTTTCACTTTAATATACGCCTGGTACATATCTTGTTTTATAACTTGATGAACCACTTCGCCTTTAACTCTAACTGTCTGAGCAAATACCTCATCATTAATAATCTGGATATTTTGATATCCAGTAGGAGAAATATTATTAATGAGTATGTAGGTCTTTAGTTCTTCATTGTAACCATTGATAATTTCTCTCTTTTCGTGTGAAAATACCTCAAGTTCCTCGTCTTCTCCAGTATCATTGAGTTTATCGTAAATATTTATACTAATAATACTCATGTAATCACCCCTCCAACAATAGACATTTTCTTGTAACATCTTCTATTGTATCATAATTATGGTGATTTATAGATATATAGTCCTTATAAACTGTTAATTCTTGATCGATTTCTTGTTGTTCTACTCTCTGGTTGAAGGCTTTTTGTGATAACGTATTTATCGGAAAGGAACAGTGAAAATATTTTATATGCTCTGGTCCAAGCCTTTGTATCATTAAACCGAAAAATGGATTCTTCATAGTTATGAAATAGATCTTCATGCTGTAGTTTTCATTTTTTAAATCAACCCTACTACTGAGCGTGCTAAAAAAGCGACGTAAACTTCTAAGCTTCTCAACTGCAGTTGACTTTGTAGCTGTTATATTACCGAATAACAGGTCAACAGTTACATACTCACCTTCACGACAGTCCAAATCATATTGAACAGTCAATGTATAATCGGAAAATTCATACTGTTTTTTATTTTTCAGATTAAAAACTCTGTGCTTTCTTTTATAAATGTCATCGATGACGCCTTCTAGAGACCTAAAAAAATCAACATCTTTACGCACATCAAAGCTGACAGTTAATTTCCACTTCGTATCTCTCCATTTTTTAAATTTTTTAACGAAGAAGAAATAATACTTTGGAAATTTATTATATAAAAATTGGTGGAGAGCTCCTACACTTATCAACCATGGCAAAGCAGCAAATATAATTTTTAATACTTTAAAAAGAGCTACCAATTCCATAAGTGCCCCCCCTTAAACAGATGATATTGTTATCATTTTACACTAAGTATTTGGTTTTTAGGCGTTTTTTTCCTTGATACTTCAATATCAAATTATTCGAATAATAAGTACTGGTTCTTAATACCCGATATTATCTTCGTTTGAACCAATATAAAAGACATCCTAAGGATGCCTCATGATCTTCTGCTCTTTATGTAATCTTCCTTACTGATCCCTAAAAGCTCCGCAGAGTGCTCATCTGCTGAATGTTCTAAATGATGCATTTGATATTTAACGAATTCTTCTTCTGTAAATACCTTTTTGTCGATGAGAATATCAATTAGAGCTTCTATTGTACATTGACGGTTTACCGATCCACCTGCTAGTTGTTCAAGCAAATGTTGCTGATTAACATTAATTGTTCTTGTCATGTTTTCACCTCCTACCTTAATATCGGCAAGAGATTATGACAAAGAACATTTTGCAGAATTTGTCGAATGAAAAACACTTTTATACTCTCTAAACCTAGCCCATGCTCAGAAGCCGTTAACCACCAATTGTCGATCCTGAGATTTACCGGATACAGTGTACAGAGAATATAAATTATGGAGTTAAGACAGTTGAAAGGGCTATCTCACCCCGAAACGTTTCTTTCCTCGGGTTTACATGTTTACTTACTCTCCTGTATGAAATTCCCCAAATAAAAAAGCGCGTTCCATTGGAAAGCGCTACTCATTGATTCTTATGAATCAAATTGTTCGGGTAAATCCTCTCTCCGGAGTGACTCCCATTGAGTAATAATCTTTTGATCCTCTATATCATGAGAAAGAATAGTAACTATCTCAAATTCCTTAACCTTATCAAGATATAGTCTCCCTGTTTTACACAACCATTCCTTAATGTCAATATCCTTCAAATTACAAGGATCATTTACAAGAGCAGTCCCAGAGACTCTTAATTCTAATAAATATTCTCCGTTTTTGGTGAAATAGACGCCTTCATAATCACCATTTCTTGGACTTATCTCGCATTTCACTTTTTGTCGCTCAGCTTCTTCACGACGACGTTTTTCTGCCTCATCTCTTTTACGGACAATTGCTTGTTGCTGAGGACTATAGTTTCTCATATCAAACCTATAACCCATTTTATCACCTCCCACCTTATTATCGGATAAGGAGTGTGACAAGGGAATCATTTGCAAAATTTGTCGAACGAAACTGTTGAATAAAACCTAAATTTAGTGGTGACGCAAGAATAATTCGCCGCGCCGACCTGCCTCCCATTTTATACTACAGATTTTTTCAGATTCAACAAACGCTCAAAGTGGCAATCTTGGCATAATTGGCTGATCAATTCGTCTTTCATTTTTCGTACAGTTTCCCGTGAAATGCCAAGGTGAAGACCAATAGCACGATAACTCATCCCCTCCATCATGCAATCATAAATAACTTTGTGTTGCTCCCCTTCGATCTTTTCTGCCCCCAACTCAACTGCATATACTCGTTCCTCATAATACTTAAGACGTTTGAAAAGACGTTCCTCTCTCATATCCATTTGCCGCAATTCAGCCTGACTCTTCTCTGGACTTCCTTTTGGCATAGCTGCTTCTAATCCGTATTGGGAAACACCCCAATTCTTCATGGGAATTACTGAACCATAGAGTACCCTTTGCAACCGACGAACCTCTTTCACCATCCAGTGATAGCTATTGATTAGATTTTCAATATCTTTTCGCTTCATGCTTGTGTCCCCCTTTTTCAAATAAAAAACAGACACCAAACAAACAGCATAAATGCTGTAAGTTCAGTGTCCGCAGGCTTTCCGTCTTGGACTTTTTTTAATTTAATTTTTCTAATACAGTATTATCATTTTTCCATAAAAAGGCAGATGGAACCAAATGATCATCGAAAAAATTTTTTCCTTTTAAAAGCAGTGCAAACTTCTTTCCTTTTTCAGAATAGACTACATTGTAAAACAACATAAGTAATTCATTTGAAGATAATTGAGCTCTAAGTATCCCCCTATATTTTCTTTTCTCAAGCTCATTTATATCTTCATCAGCGGAAAATCTGTGGTCTTCGATAAATTTAACAATTCTGTATAGATTCCTAAAGTAGTGTCCTATATTCTCTTCATTATTATTATACATTGATTCATAGGCATCTGTTTTATATTGATAGTCTGCATCATCAACTAACAAATTTTTCACTTTCACTAAGTAACTTAATTCGATTTTGTCTTGTATAAGCTTTTCACATAGATCTAAAGTAAGTAGTCCTTTACAGAAATCATTTACAATTTTATTTTCTGCAAATAACCTTATGAAATCCACTATTTTTCCAGTTTTTACAGGACTGATATCCAACATCACCTGATGTTTTAATTCCTCCCAATCATGGTCGATTGTATTAATAAATTCTATTATCTCTTCCACTGTAGAGTTTTTAAGATAATGTTCTTTAACAAACTCTATTTTTATAGTTTTTGCAGAACTCATATCCCGCATCACCTGATATTCTAGGTCCTCCCAATCATGGTCAATTGTATTAATAAATTCTATTATCTCTTCCACTGTAGAGTTTTTAAGATAATGCTCTTTAACAAACTCTATTTTTCTAACAGCAATTTGAAGCTTTTCAGCAAGTCTATGTATTTCCATATCATCTATATCTTTATATCTTGTAAGTCCATTTAAGATACGGACAATATAATCCGGCATATTTTCTTCATAATACTTGTGATTTAGCTCACTATATAAAACTTTAATTACATTTCGGCCGGTGATAACCTTACCATCAACCTCTTTTATTAAGTCCTTTAAAATGTTGTGATGAAGATTAATCATATTAAAAAAAGTATTTTCAAATTGTTGCTTTATTAAAGTATCATTAGTTAATTCAAACTCCTCTCTGGTTTTTTGTAGTTCTTCTTGTTGCATTTCTAAATCTTTTTTTTGCATTTTAATAGCTGCAATCACAAATAATATACTTGATATACTAAATAAACCAATAGTTGTTCCTCCGAAAAAATCTCCAACAGGACCTAACTTTTCAAAGTTGGTTAATGTAAAGTTCATTTTAGCTATTAAAAGAATTATAAAAGGAATTACAGTTGCAACAACTGCAAAAAACACACCTCCGATGACCAACTTTTCTTTTTTAGAAAACCACTTTTTTATTTTTTGCATAGTGTTAACTCCTTTATAATAAAGATAAAACAAGTACATTATCTTTCCAGATCTATTCCATAAATATTATACCTTTTTTTAATATCTCCTCTTAAAAAATAGACACTAAACAAACAGAAAAATACCTGCAAGTTAGTGTCCTTTAATATTATCGGAGTACATTACGCTTTTTTCTCAAAGTTATATATTCTAGGTTTAATTAAGTAATCAAAGAAAAATTCTTCTTCAATATTAAGTAAGCTTGAAATAAATTCAGTCTCAAAAGAAGAATACTGATGGATTTCTCCAAGGTCTGACAATTTATTCTCAAAAATGTATTTAAGTGAATTTCTTATTTTCCCTGGCTTTATTATTGAAATTTGATCATCTAGAGGTTCACGTTTTTTATATTGTTTTTTATTCAATAGTCCATTAAAGTATCTATATTGTTGATAAGTTAATTCCTTCAATTGATATCCTCTATACGCTAATGCAGCTATTGAGACATGCCACTTTTCTTTTAACTCAATATAAGAATCAGGGTTAGATTTTCTTTTAATTATTTTCAAATCATTTAAAAATTGTTCTTCTGGAAGCAAGAAATTTGATGCAAATAAATTTGCTTCTTTCTCTAACCTTTCATATTCTTGGTGATTTAAATCCAATATATTTACTTTATAATGCATAATTAAATGACCAAGTTCATGAGCTAAATCAAAATTTCTTCTAACTGCAGATTTTTTGCTATTTCCTAAAACGATATATGGTCTATGATCGTTTACCCAAGCACTATAAGCATCCGTTTCAACATTTAATGTACGTTCAATAACGTAAGCACCGTTTTTCTCCATTAGAAACAATAAATTTTGATTATCACAATTATTTAGCCCCAGTACTTCTCTAGCGGCAAGAGCGAGCTGTTTAATTAATTCATCACTTAAATGTCCTTCTTTCATGATCTTGTCTATTGCTCTGTCTCTTAAGAATGTTATTAAGTTTTCAGGGTATTCAACAAACTCTTCAATATAATCGACTAAATAGTTTATAAACCTAAGATATACTGCTTCAGACCTTGTTTTTTTGATGCTATTTTTTTCTGTAGATCTGTAAGCTATTCCTTCCTCTTTAACGATTTCACCGATGGGTTTTTCATTATGAAAAAATTTAGTCTTAACTTTAAAGAGCTGCTTTATTTTATTCATGGTCTCAATTCCTGGTGTAGCATACCCATTTTCGTATTGCCAAATAGATTGTTCAGTAACATTTAAAACATTAGCCAGTTCATTTCTTGAATAACCATGAAGCACTCTGATATCAGTTAGCTTTTCACCAACAAACATATTAAGTGCCTCCTTTTAAATTAATTATTGAGATTGTTTTTCATTCTTAGGAACTTTTCCAATAATGTAATCACTTGGAGCAAATTCTTCAGGAGCAAATTTATCTTCATGTAGAGGTTGAAGATCCTCCGTACTGATCTGCACATCAGATGTTTCGATAAACCGATTCCAATTATCAACCAGTTTATATTGACCTAACCCCGGTGAAGGGAGAAAAAGATTTACAGATGACAACATCTTACTTTGGAGGTCAAAGTCGTATGTAACAATATAAAAGTGTGTGTATTCATTGCTCATTTTTTCAATCTCTTTTAGAGCTTCTTGGCTTGAAGATATATTTTGATCATACGTTGAAAAATTCAATTTAAGCTGTTCATTGCCCATAATAAAGTCTACGTTATCATCAAAATGTTGTTTATTGATATTTGAAAGCTGTACTAAATAATTCTTCTCTTGATCTTCTTTCTTTCTTTGCAAAATTCCATGTGTAGTATTGTTTATGATTGAACCAATTTTTAAAATAAACAAAGTTTTTTCGTTATTAGCTTTATTTTCAAACTGAAGATATCCCCAAGTATATCCTGCTTTTGAACTTCTATACTCAATTCCTTGCGTTTGACAAATTTCTGCAACAGCATGATCTATATGATTACCTCGAACCCATGCATAGGCACTGCTTATCTTCATAGTTCTTCTTTTTTCTCGTCTCTCATCTAGATAACTTTTGTATCCAGTTAGAATTCCTTGGACTATTTTTCGACTTAAAGACTCCGGAAAATGAGTAGACATTTAAAAATTCCCCTTTGCTATTTGATTAATAAATTTTACACTTTTACTGATTTTTTTTAAAGTGAAATTTAAAAAACAAGAGGAAATTTTAAAGTGATTTCAACAAATAATCTATTTTCACTAAGTCTTTCAAATAAAACTTCAAAAGGTATTGTTGTAATTTACCTCACCTTAAACCCTATCTCATGATCAACTCTTGCAAAGCTCCCCTTTACAGTTTGAATAACAGTCTTACCGTGCTCAGGAGCATCTAAGACATGAGCAGTTCCCTGATTCCCATCTAAAACAATGATCTGAACTTTTCCTGGGTCAATTTTCTGCTGAATAGTGAAGTCTTTTTTGATGTTTATTTCTCTTGGATTGTACACTCAAAGCGCCCCCTATGTTATGATAGAAGTACCAGTTCATATCAAGAACACTGAGGCTAAGCGCTTCGGTGTTTTTTATTTTTAGGCAGAAACCTCTTTTATCTTGATCTCCACCCTTGGCTCTTCGCTATAAAACTTGCTAACTTTCAGATCCACAACCTGACTATCATCTTTGTAAATAAGATGATTCAAGGCATCTTTCACGCCCTTTACATAATTATCAATGTCGGGCTTTGTAGTCGGCCGCAGAAGACCCTTTTCAGCTTTTTCTTTCTTCTTTGATGAGTTTGAAACCGATTTTGGCATTGGTCTGTACACTTTGACATCCATTGAGACAGGACCAGTAATAACTTTTTCTGGTCGATGCTGAGACGCAACCAAAGCTACATACTGCTTGAAATACTTTGATTTCGCTGGATCTCGCATATGCACCTTCCCATTTCGTATTGATCCACGCGGCCGTCCTTGTGCGACTGGCTCTCCATAAACAGTAAACTTAATGCAATCCAACTGTTCTTTACCTCCCGTCAAGCTGTTCCCATAGCTGAATTTCTTTTTCTATCCTCGGTGCGGAGAGTAAAATTGTCAGCAGAGACACAACTGCTTTAAGCACTCAGCATCCGCTCCATTTGCTTTATTTTTTCCTCAAGTAAACGGATAGTTGGCGTAAGATCTTTACCTTCTGTAGGACTTAGAGGTCCGAATATATAAAGTCCATCAGCTGCTTTTATATTCGTTTTCTTTTTCATTCCCAATCACCTAACCTATGATTTAATTGCATTCGATCGCCTTTAATAATCACTATGTAATCACGGCACATCTGGTGAATTCGTGAACCAAGAGCCTCGTCTATATCCAAAATCTCATCGATTGTTAACTCCGAAGAAATCAGCAAAGGCTTGTGATTTAAATATCGGTAGTTTAAGACTGACTGGATTTGTTCAACCTGCCAGTCTGTTGCCCTTGGTTGACCGTTTATTGGTTTAAATAAGTCATCAATGAATAGAACTTCGACCTTTCTCATGGCATCCAGTTTTGCTTTTAAGTTATCAAAGTTAGCTTTCAAATCACCCATGCCCTCTACGTAAGGGAAATACATGCAGTGTACTGATTTTTTCTTGATCAGATTATTCATAATCGCCGTGAGCAAATGAGTTTTGCCACTGCCTGGCTGTCCAAGTAATGCGATACTGTTTTGCCTTTCTCCTTTGATCTTTTGAAAATCTTTATAATATTCCACTGCACACTCATAAGCGTCCTTGATCATGTCTGGCTTACCGTCCGTGATGAAGTTACCAAAGAGAAGCTTTTCAAATTCTTCTGTAATGCCACTAGCTGCCATGAGTCTGGCAAGTTTCTTTCGTCTCACACATTCACACTGTTTTGAATAAGTATCTTTCCATTCACTAGCTTTGTTCGGCGGGCAAACTTTCCCCAAAAGAAAATCATCTTCAGGCACCATTTCATCTGGAATCATAAGATCTAACTGTTCATCCAAATGCCAAGGAGTGTCCTTATGAACCCGATAAACGATAATTCCACGATCCTTACAATAAGGACAATCAAATTCAGCCTTTTCTTCGGATGCGGCCTGTTTTGTTCCCAAAAAGCGGGCTGACTTTTCCCGAAGTTCCTGCATGATCGTTTGAAATGCGGTGTCTATACTGACTGCTTTGTTTATAGCCATATTGTTTCTCCTTTCTCTTTTGAGTGAATGGATTTGATAAGATGGCTTGAACATATGACAAACTTGCAGCTTTCCCCTTTAATTGAAACGCTGTCTTGATAGCCTCCATCACTTTTTCTTCACCATAATCGTCGACCATGTATCCAATTCGCTGTGCCTCAATCGGGCCGACTGACCGAGCAACTTTGTTTTCATATAGCTCAAAGGCATTTTTCATTTTGTCATCGACCTCCTGATGTTCAATCTCAGCTGGTTCCAAAGCTTTTTTCTTCATGTAATTTCCTAGCTGTATGTAGTCTGCATAATGAAGTATAGTGACGATGAATCCTCTTTTTTGCGGAAGACGGTACAATTTGATATATCCCTGTTTCTCCATTCGGTCTAGTGAGTATTTGATCTGTGCAGCTGACCAGTTAAAATCTTTTGCAAGTTCCACAACTTTGATAATGGTCTGCCCAAGTTCTAGCTCTTGATTTGGCCTGTATTCAGCTCTTTTGAACAAGTGGTCATAAATTTTTTCATCCCTAAACTCTTTGAATGGTAGTCGGGGTATGACCACATACCCCATTGCTTTTATGTCCAAGTCACTCACCTACTTCCTTTCACAGAGTTCAGTTATGTCACAGATTCGACCTCAATCAAACGGAAGTTCATCGTCTTTTATATCTACAGGCTTACCGTCAAAAGGATCGGATTCTTGCGCGCTTAGTTTTTCTGTTTCTTCTTTGTTTGAAGGCTCGGAATCGATAATTTCTGAACTGTCTGCCTCATTGGTAATGTCAATCCGTTCCCTTGTTTCATCTTCTTCAATAACGGCTTTTTGCATTTCCACAGAGAGAATCCCCCACTTGCTTAAAACTGCTTTTAATACAGTCTTAAGTGCCATCGCATCCCAGTCATTTTTCCATCCAAAATCAGACTTACTGAATTTCTTTTTGTGTTTCTCCACTTGTGCCTTTGTCCAGTACACTGTTTTTCGGAAGCCATTTATCAACTCAAAATAAGCTGCATAACCAATTACCGCGTCTGATTCTCGTTTTTCAAAATCAATCTCGATCTCCTCAGTCAGCGGATTCCACTTCTGCAATTCGCCTTCATGAATCGGTATGCAATTGATGGATTTATATTGGCCTGTTCGTAAGGCTAGCTGGATATATCCTTTGTATCCAAGCTGAAATTGAGCCTTACCTCCGTAAGGAACAATCCAGGCATATCCTAAGTTTTTATCTATAGGCAGATCGAGTGTAGCTGCCACCATTGCTGAGGATATGACGCTCATAGGATCTGTTTTCTGTAGCATCTGCTCGCTGTTATAAAGGCTTAAGATAGAAGCAGTAAACTGTGTAGCCCTCTTCCCTAACACTTCCTCAAATCGCTTAATAACGGATGGTGAGGAAAGCAAGCCTTTCATGGTTGCCCCTTGTTGCTGAACAGGAGCGCTTTTTTGTTTCTTTTGGATGTTGTTTTTAATTGATTGATTAGTAGCCATAATCAGCTAACCTCCTTGATTCCAAAACGTCTGAAATGGGTTTCCTTTTTGACCTTCTCGTAAATATCCGGAAACTGCTCTTTCAGCTTTTTCGTGTCAACTCGATTTGAGACAACTGGCTTCCAACAAGCTTGATAGTTTCCAATAAACCCATACTCTGCATCCTTCATTTCATGTTTGATCTGGTTCTCTAACTCTTTTGCCTGACTTTGAAGCTCTGAGATCTGTTCTTTAAGAAGCAAGTATTGTTGAATACGTTCTCGATTAGCCCCAGTTAAATCAATAGCTTTGTTATTTTCCGTTTCGGCATATCGTTTTTTGAGGTATTCCTCCGCAGCACTTGAACCATCTAAAGCAGGAGCTTGTCCACCTAAGACCTTGTCATTCCAGAACTCAATCTCTGCTTCAAAGATCATGTCAATTAACTCGTCGTCCCGCTCAATCTCTTTCCAGACAAATTTGTTCCCGCCGATCAGCACAGCAAAGTAAGCTTTCTGATATTCAGGTCCAAGCACACCCAGATAATGCTGGACCTGCACGATATAACTCTCGGGGATTTCTTCGTCTTCCCATTCTTTTAAGTTGTAGGCAGAGGTTGTTTTACATTCAAGGATCGCTTTTTCACCAACGATCATTCGATCAACATTAGCTAAAATGAAATCATGTTTTGGATGTTTGAGAATTGCTTTTTTACGTCTAACCTTCTTGCCACTACGTATCTCAAATTCTTTTGCAACAATGTCTTCGAGCAATGTTCCAAAGTAAGCAGCTTCACTTTGCGATTCACTAACAGGGACCTGTCCTGTTTTGTCTAACCATAATTCAAAAGGTGTCTTCCACTTGTTTAACCCCAAGATAATGGATGCATCAGAGCCGCCAATTCCTTTTCTTCTTTCAATAAGCCATTCATCTCGGCTCATTTCAGAAGTCTTAGCAAGAACCTCTGCCCTTTTGCTTGTCATAACAAAACCCCCATTGTTTTTATTGAGGCTATCTGATAAAATATTTTGCACATGAGTTTTTATTGATAGCCTTTAAAGAAGTCCACTTTGCCGAGTGGGCTTTTTTATTGCGCATCTTTAAATTCAAAACCAAGTTGCTCCCTTAGATATCTTTCCAAGTTCTCTCTGAGAATGATTTCGCCGCCATCAATTACATAATCATCAACTAGTGTTACTTCATCACCGTAAAAATCTATTTGCACATCCGTTTCAGTCAGCTTATCGTGCCAGTTGTTTATGACCATTGGATTTTCGACCATTCTTACTCTCCTCTCTGAATTTGTCTGCACGTCTATCCCATAACAGATGGAATTCTCTATTGTTACGAATCATCGCACACCATTTACGAACCTCCAAAGCAGTTGCAGGCTTATGAACAAAATGAACCATCATCCTATACACCTGCTCACTACAGTTAAGTTGATACCTTGCTGTTGCATTTTCAATGCCGTTTCATAAAGACGACCTTTGTTTGCCAGCCGGCTAATATCCTCAGTAAGAACCTTGATGCTTCCAGCAAGACTAATCGCTTCTTCATAATCACCATCACGTAATGCCTCTGACAGCATGATTGATAGCTCTTCTGCTGATTCAATTTTTCTTTTTGCGATAGAAACATCTGATTTCAAGAAATGATTAGTATTCATATTGAGACCGCCTGCCTTCCTTCTTGTTTCGCCATAGCAACTTGATCAACTAGAGCTTTCCGCGTCCACCTATCTGCAAGCTCCTGCATTTTCAACCCGTGAGTACGAACGAGTGAATAAATCAATGTTTTGTTAGCCGCAATCAAATCAAAAATCTGTTTAATATCAGCCATCGGCAGCTCCTCTGTTTTACCTGGTCGGTTATCCGTAAGCCAACGGGCTAAATGTTTGGTTGCTTGCAGTGCTTCCTCCAATTGGTGAACCATATTAATCACCGCATTACTTGCACATTCATTAAGTGCCGGATCAATAGGAGCAGCCGCTGTTGGGTGAAGTTTGAATAAGTAATGTACAAGATCAATATGTTCATAGGCATCGCACTTCTCAAACCATTTAATACATAACTCCGGAGTAAGCTTGGCAAGTCCATTTTCAACATCTGAAACATACCTTTGATCCTTACCTCCGATTAATTTGCCGATTTGGTATTGGGAAAGACCTGCAGCCTTACGGGCACTACGCATAATCCGCGGTAAATTCCGCATGTTGTATGGGTTGTTCTCCATATGTTTGCCTCCTGATATATTGGATTTTCAGTTTTAAAATTGAAGTTAATAGACCATGCTGTTTATAAATTGACTTAGGCTGATTCCTTTTTCTTTTGCTGTGCTAATTTTTCTTGATGTTCATTCATTCGCTGAACAAGTATCCCACTGAGGTATTTGTAAGCTTTGGCCTCTGCCTGTTCAAACAGCGGTCCTTTTTTCAAGATGACTTTCATAATTAAGCCCCCTTATCTGTACTTGTCTTATATTTAGGACACATTTTGTGTCTATTCTGAGTAAAAAAAATTTCATCTACAGTTGTTCCATAATAGTCTGCAATCTTTTTGGCCAGACTTAAGGAGGGAGTTCTATCCCCTCTTTCAATTGCCCCTAGCATCTGTGGAGTTATGTTTAAGTCATTAGCAACAACTGTTCTTGACGTGTTTCCACGTAAGGAAAACAAAACTTCCCTTTCCACTTATAACACCCCCTTAGAAACGTTTTGTTTCCTTTTATGATTTATAATATACAGGACACAAAACGTGTCCGTCAAGTATTTTTAGAAACTTTTTGTTTCCAAATATAGAAACGCTTAGTTTCCAAGTTATAATTAATAACAAGGAGTGAGTGTATATGTTAGGTAAAAGGATAGCAGCTTTAAGAAAAGAAAAAGGTCTAAGCCAATATGAACTCGCAGACAGATTAGGCTTTTCAAGAGGAAAACTTGCTAATTATGAACAAGGCACTCGCGAACCTGATTACGAAACATTAATCAAAATAGCCGACTTTTTTGATGTATCTACAGACTATCTTTTAAGAGGAAAAGATAAATCATCCAATATAATCACTGACGATGCAAAAAAAGTGTTAAACGATCCTGAAACATTCCTTGCAGCTAAAGACGGTGAGGTAACAGATGAGATCTTACAGGCTGCTTTGGAGATTATAACGGAGCAATTAAAGGAAAGACGGAAATCAGATAAATAAACGCAGTTATTTATTATTATTTATTTCTGTTTATTATGTTTAATTCTGTTTACTAATAAGTTTTAGATTCTCATTTATATCTCAATAAAATCCTCATTTATAAAGTGATTTTTGAACCCTATAGAAACCCTTACACGACAAGGGTTTTTGTTGTTTTCCTCATTTATATTTTCATTTATGTTTCTTTTACATTTTCATATATAAAAATGAAGTGGCCTGATTACATAAGGAGCGTTTATTATGAAGAGAACCATTGAGTTTTTTTTAAGTTTGACAGGGAGCCTATTGGGTGTTGTAGCATCTATTTTTGCTTTAGTTATCGCCTATCTTGATTTATTTTTTCATTTAATTAGATACTTTGAAATGACAAGCGACCTTCTTGTTGAGGCATGGGTATCTTTGATCCTTTCATGTATTGGGTTTACAGCTTCAATTGTTGTCTTATTTAAGCCAAAGTTGAGCAGTGTTCTACTATTTGCCTCAGGGGGAGGACTTATATGTATTGATTGGTTCTATTTAATACCAGCTATACTTATGATCATCCCCGGAATCATGGTATTTGTAAGGAAAGGAAAAATGAAGACTGAAACAATTTAGAGAAGAGTATTATGATAGACTCTTCTTTTTTCATTAGTTTAATTTCTTCTTTATAAACAAGAAAACTCCCGCTAAGGAGGCGGGTTTATGCATTCATTTTAATGAGTTATAAATACTTTCCGTATACTTTGTGATGCCTTTATCATAATCTGGATACTTATATCTAAGACTTTCTGATACAACTTTTGAATATTTCCTAAATAATTCATAGCAAGTAAATAACGACTTCCACATTTCTTGATACCCATTCATAGAATATGTAGACATTAGCTCTTCCCATTCTTTATTTGAAAGGTAACGTTTAATAAATTTATAGTTCTTCCCAAGACTAAATGTATACCCTTGCTGAGATGCAATGTGCCAAGCCATCATTCTCAATAAATTAGGACGTACAATCTCATTTAAATGGTCAATTGCAAAAAGTATTTCTTTTCTTGCTAATCCTTTTACTACGTAAGTCGAAACCATCCAGAACTCATTACAGCAATCATCAAATTCCCTTGCAGAAGGCTTTTTAATCCAATATTGACGATCATTTGGGATTACTTTATTTTTGATGAAATTATCCTTATCAAGCAGGACCTCAACCAAACCATCGTTCTTAGCAAAATAATCTTCTACTTCACTGATTGGAATAAGGGTTAGATCTAATTTGTTACCATCCTCCAAAAGAATGATGTATGAAAACCAGTTACCTAATTCGGGAGGAAAAAGCTCCATATCTTCGGGTTTTTGCATCATAATCCGAGTACCAAAAAATTCAAGCCACCGATCATTTTCTTTAAAAGATTCCATATCAGTTACAAAATAAGAAATGTCATAGTCTTGGAAGTTGTCGGGGAGAATATTTCTGTTTGTACGTGATCCTTCCAAAGTAACCAATCGGATTCTTTCATCATTCAAAGCAAAGTCTAAAAAAATGTCCATCATTACCTGTTCACTTCGCATTGCATGTATTCCTCCGTTTCGCACCTTTTCTTTTTGTAGCCTAAATACCTCTAACTCTAAAACCGAATATTGCTCTAATTATGAAACAAACACTTTCCATTATCAATTATTGTCATTAATTACTTAGCAGCTCTTCAAG